TCATCCTATATATAATCGAATTCCCACGGTAAGAGAAGCAGCAAGAATACAAAGTTTTAAAGATGATTTTATTATAGTAGGTAGTAGAACTAGCCAATACCGTCAAATTGGAAATGCAGTCCCTCCGTTACTAGCAAAAACTGTTGGAGTTGAATTATTTAAATACCTTAAAAATTAATGAAAATTATAGCATATTCAATAAAAGATTTAAAGTTTGCCGATTATAATCCAAGGCAATTATCAAAAGAACAGTTTAATAATTTAAAAAAATCAATTGAAAAATTTGGATTTGTTGATCCAGTAATTGTTAATAAAAACCCAGAAAGAAAGAATGTCATCATAGGTGGCCATCAAAGAGTAAATGTGGCAAAACACATAGGTATTGAATCGGTGCCTTGTGTTGAATTAGACTTATCCATTGAAAAAGAAAAAGAATTAAATGTACGTTTAAATAAAAATACTGGTGAATGGGATTGGGATTTACTTGCAAATAATTTTGATGAAAAAGATTTAATTGATTGGGGTTTCACTAATGAAGAATTACAATTTGAAACTCCTGATGTTGTTGGATTAACTGATGAAGATGATATTCCAGAAAAAGTAACACCAAGAACAAAACTTGGTGATATTTGGATTTTAGGAAATCATAAACTTTTATGTGGTAATGCAACTATAAAAGAAGATGTTGAACGATTGTTAGATGGAAAAAAAGCAGATATTGGTTTAACAGACCCACCTTATGGTGTTAGAAAAAAAGAAGAATGGGATGAAAAAAATAATTTTTTAAACTCAATACCAAAATGGTTTAATCAATATGAATACAATTGCAAAAAAGGTTTAATTTGGTTTTGTGCAGGAAAAATGCTCCCATATTTAGTTACAAATAAAGGATTTGAAAGATTGTTAATATGGAATAAACCTCCAGGAAGCCAATTTGCAGGAGCAGCAAATAATAATATTTGGTATAGTAATGAACCCATACTCGTATTTGATTATGGAGAAATCAAAAAAAATTGTGGAACATCAAAGTTTTCTTATTCTGTTTTTGATAGCAGAACAATACCAAAATCTAAACACAATCATCCAACCTCAAAACCAATAGATTTATTGGTATGGCTTATCGAACATTATTCAGATAATGAGCAATTAATTTTAGATACATTTTTAGGTTCAGGATCAACATTAATTGCTTGTGAAAAAACTAATCGTAAATGTTTTGGCATGGAATTAGACCCTAAATATTGTGATGTGATCGTTCAAAGATGGGAAGATTATACTGGAAAAAAAGCAATCTTAATGGAGTCTGCAAATGCCTGATAAAACAGGAGAAAACAGAAGAAACATTAAAGTTTTAGAATTATTTGCAGGGTCAAGGAGTTTTACAAAAGCATCAGAAAAACATAATTGTAAAATATACACAACTGATAACCAACCTTTTGAAAAGATAGATCAAGTGTGTGATATATTTAATTTGAACTTAAAAAAAATATTAAAAGATTTTGGAGTGCCTGATATTATATGGGCATCTCCACCTTGTACTTACTTTTCTGTTTCTTCTATTGGAAAACATTGGAACAAAGACCATACACCAAAAACTAAAGATGCAGAGTTGGGTATGTCAATTATAAAACAAACAAAAAAAATTATTAATTATTTTAAAGATTTAAACAAAGACCTAATATACATAATTGAAAACCCAAGAGGCAAATTAAGAAAACTAAATCTTTTGAAATCTATGATTATACACACTATTACTTATTGCCAGTATGGAGATACAAGAATGAAACCAACTGATTTATGGTCAAATATAAAATTAAATTTAAAACCTATGTGTAAAAACGGAGATGATTGTCATGAATCTGCTCCAAGAGGAAGTAGAACTGGAACACAGGGTTTAAATAATGCTTTTGAAAGAAGTAAAGTTCCAGAAGAATTATGTTCTGATATATTATTAACAGCAATAAAACAAATAAAGAGTAATCAAAATGCCTGATAATACAGGAGTTAACAGGAATAAGGATGGTACTTTCAAACAAGGTGTAAGTGGTAATCCTAATGGAAGACCAAAAGGATCAGTTGCACCATCTGATATATTAAGACAGATAGCAAGTGAATTTGTAAATGATGAATCTGAAAGAACAAAACTAGATTTTATTATGAGAATGTTATTTAAAATGGCAAGTAATGGTAATTTACAAGCAATAAAAGAAATAATAGACAGACTAGAGGGTAAATCAACTGAAAAATTTGCAGATGTCACGGAAGAATGGAAAGAACTCTTGTTCGCTCTTAACAAACCCGAATAAAAAAGCATACTTTGATGTTATAGGTTATAAACCAGAACAAATACAATGGGATGTTCATAATTCTAAAGCAAGATTTAGGGTTAATATACAAGGTAGAAGAAGTGGAAAAAGTTATTCAGCATCAAGAGAAGCAGAGGTTGCAATTTTACAACCAAACACGAGAGGCTGGATAGTTGCCCCATCTTATGAGTTGGCAAGTAAGATTGGCAGGGAAATACATGAAAATCTTATTATTAAATATAAATTTCCAACAATTAGCAAAAAGGTTATAAATGGGAATCTTTTCTATGCAAAATTTATTAACGGAAGCGAAGTTTGGGTAAAGTCAGCAGGAACACCAGACACAAGTTTAGTTGGAGAAGGTTTAGACTGGTTAATTATAGATGAGAGTGCAATCATTAACAAATTGGTTTGGGAACAATACTTACGACCTACTTTATCAGACAGACAAGGGTGGTGTTTATTCGTTTCAACTCCTCGAGGATATAACTGGATATATGATTTATACCAACGAGGGCAATCTAATGATTATCCCGAATGGCAATCGTGGCAACATAGTTCTTCAGCTTCAAGGTATTTCAGGGATAACATAGAAGAATTAAAAAGTGAACTTACAGAAGAAACGTTTAGACAAGAATATCTTGCAGAATTTACTAGTTTTGCAGGAAAAGTATATCCGATTGAAAGAGAAATACATGTCAAGGAACTTTCCTACCAAAAAGAGTGGGAAACATACTGTGCTGTTGACTTTGGTTATAGACAACCTGCAGTTGTTTGGTTACAAGTTGGTAAAGTGGATGGGGATTTTGAAGTACATATCATTGATGAAATTGTACATAAAACAAATATTAAAACAGAAGAATTAATACAATTGATAAAACAAAAAAACTACCCAGTATTAAAAACTTATTGCGACCCTGCAGGAGTTGGTGTTCAATCTACAAGTGGTTTAGGTGATGCAGAAATATTTAGAAGAAATGGTATTGGTGTTAATTATAAAACGGATAAGATTAGCAGGTCAATACCATCTGGTGTTGATTTAGTACGTTCTTTTTTTAAAAATGCAGAAGGAAAAGCAAGATTGTTTATAAGTGATAAATGCACAAATGTTATTAATGATTTTGAAAACTACCGTTATCCAGACAAAAGAGAAAACCAAGGACTTAAAGAAGAACCTTTGAAGGATGGACATCATGATCATAGTATGGATGCAATTAGATATTTTTTTATTAACAGATTTCCAATAAGAAAAAAGGAAGTACAAAATTTACAAAGGATTTGGTAATGATAATTCCCGATTTAAATGAAATAACAATTATTAGTAGCATTAAAGATTACATAGAAGAAGCACATTATAATGAGCGTGATGATAGAATAAAAATAATGAATTACTATGAAGGTATTAATTTAGAACAAGATGCCATGAATTATTTTGATGCAGAAGCATTACGATATGCCCCACCCCTTGCTAGTAATATTACAAAAAAAATAATTGATGCAAGATTTATTACATATAAATCTGCTCCAGTAAGAAAAGCAGACCCACAATACCTTGAACTTATTTCTAATTGTGATAATGAAATGATTGAAGTTGATAGAATGACTGGTCTATTAGGTACTATTGGTTTTTTAAGATTTTATAACGAAGAAGAACAAATGTTACAAGGACATATTTTAACCGATTTTGAACCAATATATTTACCTAATAATCCAGAACCAGTTGCTGTTATTTATCCATTGTTTAATCATGGTAATGCAAAAGTGTATGAACAAGAGTATGTGTTTTGGTCAGATGAAAAACATTTTAAAATAAAAAAATCTGGTGAAATAATACATGTTAATGATGAAGATGTAAATCCTTATGGAGTAATTCCAATATTATGGTCACATCTATACCCAATGATTGGTAACGAATGGTTTAGAACTGGAAAAGGTAAAATGGTTGCAAATGCCAATCTTTTATATAATGTATTTGGAACACAATTATCTCTCGGAAATATGTACCAATCCCTCGGCCAAAGCGTCCTGACAGGAGTGGATGAAACTACAAGAGTTAAAGTTGATGTATCAAAACTTTTAGTGTTACCAGAGGGAGCTAATTATAATATAGTAAGTCCGTCTGGTTCATTGTCTGAGATAAGAGAAAATATGAAATGGGTGGTAGAAACAACTGCTGATGCTTTACATCTTAAAATAAATTGGGCATCTGATACACATTCAAGTTCTGGCGAACATCAACGAATATTAGAAATGGAATTAACAGAAGCAATTATGTCAGACTTTGAGAGATTTAGAAAATTTGAAAATCAAAGATTTCAATTAGATAAAAAGATTTTAGAAACATTTAACATAAATGTAAGTGATGAATATTCTATTAATTTTAGTGAGCCACATATACCTATAAGTCCTGCACAAGAGCGTGAAGAATGGATGTGGAAATGGGACAATGGTTTAGCATCCAAAAAGGATTGGTTTAGACACTACAACCCAGATTTTACAGAAGATGAAATTGAAGAAGTAATGAATGGCATTCAAGAAGAACAACCAGAAGAAAGTGCAAATAATATTATTCAAAGGATAGTAAATGGCTGATGCCCCAACAGAATTTTTAAACGTCATTGAAGATATACAAAAAAATGTTTTTAGTACGTTAGATCAAGTTTCAAAAACACTTTCTGAATTAGATACAAACCAACTTAGTATTGTTGCAAGAGAATTAGATTTTTTACAAGAACTGGATAGGCAAGGATATAACAAAGCACTTAACAATTTGATGTCAAAATATGATGATGAAGTTGTTAATGTTTTTAGAGAAGCAAGAGCAAGAGGTGTAGAAACAAGTGTTGCAAGTGTTAGATCACTAGAACTTTTAAAAGAACTTGACACAACAACATTGCTTGGTAAAGCACAAGAATTTTCAACAACACTTAAAAGTGAATTGTTAAAAGGTATTATTGCAGGTGAATCAAGTGAAATAATAGTTGAAAGATTACAAAGAACAGTAACAACATTAACAACTGCACAAACAAGATTGGTTGTAAATGATTCTTTTGCACGTTTTTCTAATTCAGCAAAGTTTAAAGCATTTGAGGATTTACCTCAAACTAAATATCAATATGTTGGCCCCAATGATAGTAAAACAAGAGAAGCATGTGCAAATGTATTAAACAATCCACAAAATGCAGAGGGTTTTACAACTGAAGAAATAAATTCTTTAGATGGGGTAGGTCAAGCAGATAGAGGTGGTTTTAATTGTCGCCATGAATGGGAAGTTGTTTTATGAGTGTTAAAAGAGGTGAGTTAACAGAGTTAGTAAAATTTGATGTGAATGTTTTTAAAAAAGCAGGACAGATTGCAAAACAACTTATTGTTTCTGATGCAGGAAAAGGAAAATTTCAAGGTAAACCATCTGGGCCATTCTCTTATTCAAATAAAGGGGCAGGAGTAGGTTGGAGAAAAATTAAAGGTAAAAATGTTTTTTTAGACAGTTATAAAAATTTTAAGTCAAGAGGAATGACTATACCAAATTATGGAAAATTGCCAAAATTTAAAGGTATTCCAGTTAACACAGATGTTTCAAAAGTAAATATGAAACTTACTGGTGAAACATTAAGAAGAATATCAGTCAAATTAATTAAAGATGGTTTCAAGTTAGTATTTGCAAAAGGTCAAGTGGTAGAGGGCAATGCAAAAAGAAACTATACATTAAATGATTTATCAAGTAAAAACCAAGATAAACTAGCAAACTTTGTTGGAAATATACTTGGAAAAAAATTAAAACTTTACGTACAAAAAGAAACAAACATAATAATAAGTAAATAAGGAGGACAGATGTCCGAAGAAACAAAAGAGATTCAGCAGAATCAAGAAGAAACACAACCGTTGGTAACTTCTGAAGCCAATGAGGTTGAAGTTGGTAGTTTAGTTGCAGAAAGCAAAAAATACCGACAAAGAGCACAGTCAGCAGAAAAGAAGTTAGAAGAACTTCAAATGCAACAGCAAAAACAGCAAGATGAACAACTTGCAAAAAATGAAGAATGGAAAACTCTAGCAGAACAAAGAGCCAAGAAAATTGAAGAACTTGAGCCGATTGTTCAACAAGCAGAGGAATACAAAGAAAAACAAAGAGCATTATTACTTGCTGATTTTTCAGAAGAAGATAGGAAAGACTTTGAGCATTTGGCATTGCCAGACTTGCAAAAAGTTCATACTAAAATTTTAAAACAAAAAGTTGTAAAAACAGAAAATTCAGTATCAGGTTTTTCACAAGTCCCACAAAGGAAAATGATGGAAATGGACAAAAAAGAAAGACGTCAAAACTGGCCTGGTATTTTACAATCTTATAAAAGAAAAGGATAATTAAATGGCAGAAGTTACACTAACCACGGCGGCGAATTTTATTCCCGAAATGTGGTCAGATGCTATCCTAGACTATGCTGAAAGAGAATTTAGACTTGTAAATCAAGTTACTGATTTATCAAGCATGGTTTCTGAGGGTGGTAATAAGTTAAATGTACCAAAAGTTACAGAAGAAACTGCAGCAACATTAAGCAGTGGTTCAGCAGTATCTTATGGTGCAAATACAGATGGCGAAGTTGAATTGTCAATCAATCAGCACGTTTATGAGGCTAAAAGAATTGGTGATTTAGTCAGAGTACAAGAAAATAGTGATCTATTTGGAATGTATGCACAATCAATGGGTTATTCAATTGCTAAAAAAATAGAAAACTACATTGCAGTTGATGTATTACAATCAGCAACAGGAAATGATGTTGATTTAGCATCAGATAATACAGCAACAACTGCACTTATTAGAAGTGGATTACAAAAACTTCTTGATGGTGGACACTCATACACAGACGGGCAAACTTTCTTGTATGCTTCACCTGCATTGTTTTCAAGCATCTTAGGTTTGTCAGAATTTAGTTCTGCAACTGTAAGAGGTGATGCACAAAATCCAAATGTAACTGGAGAAATTGGTTCAGTTTATGGTATGCCTGTATATGCTAGCACAGACTGGGATGATGACGGAGGTACTGGCGATGAAAGTGGTACTATCTTTAAAACATCTGGTGTATATTATGCTAGTCAGTTACAGCCAAGAGTGCAAGAGCAGTATGATATTGACTATTTAGCAACAAGCATTGTTGTTGATAGCCTTTTTGGTGCAACTCTTTCACATGGTGCAAGTTCAACTGCATTACCAGTTGTTAACTTTAACAATCCATAATCATAATGTTGAGGGGGGATTTATTTCCCCCCAATACTAAAAGGAGTTTTTATGTGGAGATATTTAAAAAAAGATAATAAAGTGATTGGCAAGTGGGATTTATCTGAAGAAAGACTGGCCAATTACAAAGAAATGGGATATGTAGAATGCGAAGAAGATGGATGCGATTGTATTTCTACGTCTAGAGTAAATTGTGAAGATGAAAAACCAAAAAAACATCCAAGACCACCAAAAAAGAAAGCAAAAAAATAATGCCATTGTATGAATATGAATGTAATGAATGTGGAAAAATTGTAGAGCATTGGCACGGGTTAGTTCATTATGATCCGAAATGCAAATGTGGTAGTAAAAATTTAAGAAGAATAATTAGTAAAACAACCACACGTTTTGGAAAAGATTTATATGAAGAAGAATATAAAAAGGGAAGTTTTGACAATACAGATTTTTAAGGGGATAATATGAGTGCTGTAACAACATTAACGAATCAACAAATAGCAACAACTTATGTGCAATTATTGCATACTGGAGATTCAGATGGCTTAGGTTCAACTCCATTACTTATATATGATGGGGATGGAACTGCTTCTGGCATGTCTTTAGGTACTGGAGGTATTAGTTTTGCTGATTCAAAAATTATTAAACTTGGAACTGGAAATGATTTGCAAATATATCATGACGGTTCAAATTCGTTTATTACTAATTCAACTGGAGCATTGAAACTTGCTACTGAAACATCTGGAATAGCAGTAACAATTGGACATTCTACAAGTGAAACAACAATTGGAGATAATCTCACTATTACTGGTAATGCAAGTGTAGGTGGAAATTTAACTGTAACTGGAACTACAACTTTTAACGGCGGTACTATTACTTTAGGTGATGCCACAAGTGATACAATTGCTTTTGGTGGTACTATAACAGGAAGTTTAGTTTTTGAGGGTTCTTCAGATGATGCAAATGAGATTACACTTTCCCCTGGCAATCCAGATGCTGACAGAACAGTTACACTACCAAATGCCACAGATACCTTAGTTGGATTGGCAACCTCAGATACTCTTACAAACAAAACAATTGATGTTGATAATAATACATTATCAAATGTAGAAGTCGATAATTTAAAATCTGGAGTTTTAGATACTGATATTTCTTCTGTTAGTGGAAGTGATGATACATTGGCAAGTGCAAAGGCCATTAAAACTTATGTTGATGCACAAGTTACAGCACAAGATTTAGATGCAACAACAGATTCTGGCACAATTGCAATTGACTTAGATTCAGAAACACTTACAATTGCAGGTGGTGAGGGAATAGACACATCTGCATCTAGCAATACAATAACAATCGCAGGTGAAGATGCTTCTACATCAAATAAAGGTGTTGCAAGTTTTTCAAGTGATAACTTTGCAGTTAGTTCTGGTGCAGTAACTATAAAAGACAATGGTGTAATTTTAGCAACAGAAACTACTGGTGATTATGTGCAAAATATTACAGGTGGAACTGGTATTGATTCAACAGGAGCAACTTCTGGTGAAAATATTGCACACACACTAAGTATTGATCTAAATGAGTTGACAACAGAAACAACTATTGCTGATGATGATTTTATTGCAATGGTTGATGCTACTGATAGTGGCTCTGGTAAAATTACTTTTGAGAATTTAGAAGATGCAATTTTTGCTAGTGTAAGTGGTGATATACAAATAGCAGAAGATGGTACTGCAACAATTCAAGCCAATTCAGTTGCATTAAGTACTGATACAACTGGAAATTATATTGCAACTATTTCTGGAACTTCTAACGAAATAGAGGTTTCTGGTTCTGGAAGTGAGGGTGCAACTGCAACAATAGGTTTACCAGATGATGTTACAATTGGTGGAAACTTAACAGTAAACGGAACAACTACAACAATTGACACAACAAATTTAGTAGTTGAAGACCCATTAATAAAATTAGCAAAAAATAATAATAGTGCTGATTCAGTTGACATTGGATTTTATGGTTTATATGATACAAGTGGATCAACTGATTTATATGCAGGTTTATTTAGAGATGCAAATGACTCTGGAAAATTTAAACTTTTTGCAGATTTACAAGCAGAACCAACCACAACAGTCAATACAAGTGGTACAGGGTATGCTACTGCGACTTTAGTTGCAAACATAGAGGGTAACCTCACTGGAACAATTCAAACAGCATCTCAAACAAATATAACATCTGTTGGAACTTTGGGTACTGGTGCAATATCAAGTGGGTTTGGTAACATTGACATTGGTTCTTCTAATCTTACTGCAACTGGTACAATAAGTTTAGGAGGTACATCATTTAATGACAATGATATTACAAATATTGGGGATATTAGTGCTGATAGCATATCATCTGACGGTTCTACTTTTAATATTGCTATGGATGATAATCAGGCAGGTGCTTTTACTATTAAAGAAAGTTCAAACTCTTACATTACACTTGATACAACTGATTCATCCGAAAAAATACAATTCCACAAATCATTAGACATTGATGCTACATCTGATTTTGGCTCTAATGCTATGACCAATGTAAATATTGATTCTGGTTCTATTGATGGAACAGATGTAACAGTTGGAAGTGGTAAAACACTTGACGTTTCTGGTGGAACTTTAACTTTAGCAAACGATCAAATAAGTGGCGATAAAGTAAGTGGTGGTACTATTGGCTCAACTACAATTACAGCATTAGCAGGTGATTTAAGTCTTGGTGATAATGCAATAACAAATGTCGGAGATGTTTCATTAGATTCAATTAGTGCAGATAATAACACTATGGATATAACATTGACAGACAACCAAGCAACTGCATTAGAAATAAAAGAAAGCACAAATTCATATTTGACTTTTGTAACAACAGATAGTGGTGAAAAAATAACACTTGGGAAAAAATTAGAAGCAGGGTCAGTTGAGATTGAGGGTAGTGCTTTTGATATTGATGGTGGTGATATTGCCACATCAGTAACAGTTGGTGGCTCAGATACAATTACAGAATTTGTACAAGATACAGCAGGGGCAATGTTTTCATCAAATACTGAAACTGGAATAACTGCTACATATCAAGATGGAGATGGAACAATTGATTTGGCATTAGATGCCTCACAAACAACGATCACATCATTATTAGCAACTGATATAGTTATAGGTGAGGATGCTCAAACTAAGATTGATTTTGAAACTGCTAATGAAATTCATTTTGATGCTGATAATGCAGAAAGATTAGTAATTGCTGGAGGTACTACCACAACTAAGCAACCAATTCATTTTGAAGGAGATGATGCAGTAGTTCAAATTAAATTTACAGATTCATCT